AGGAGAGCGCAGGTCATTTGAGACCGAAATGTTTATTTGAAAACAACTTATAACTTGGAGTTACAATGAAAGACATTAGTAATTGGAAACGTGAAGATCACGTTGCAGAACCAACGATGAGGTTTTTGGGTCAAGATTTTGATTACAAACCGCTTATGCATTCTATTGAGAAGCATTCAGTTGACGTTCAGGTAAACTATCAGGCCTACATGGTCCTGAAATTAATCTGCTTGCGCAAAGCAAGGGGCATGTCACGAGGAGTTGTTGCTGATCAACTTGGTGTGACAGAAAATGAAATTAGTGAGCTAGAGGACAACAGATCTGTTCTGACAGTTGATCGTCTCTACGAGCTATGTAATATATATAAAACATCAGTAACTGAAATGTGCGAAGCTGCATCACGGACGCAATCCAAAATTGAAAAGAGCACATTTTCAAGGCCTAGTCTTGGTGATGAAATCACTTCGACCACACTTATTGAGTACCTTGCGTGCGCGGAAATGCATTTAGGTGAACATGAAAACCATTTTGAAAGGGACGACCCAACAATTGGTTCTTTCTCACCTGTATACTATTTTAGGGAGATTTAACATGCGAACGATCGATTTATCAAGTTTGACAGAAATTAGTGAAAATGACGCAGATATGTTGAATGAGGAGCAGTTATCTCAAATTGAGGCCGCGATCGCGGATTATGCAGGGAGTGATAGTAACCTCATTAAATTTAAAGAGAAGTGGCGTGAACAAGGCTTATCGAGAGATTTGATCGCAACGTTTTTCTCAGAGAACGCAGCTATTGATCTGGTTGACGAAGAAACAGTCGATGCGAATGGCGACGTAGTTAATTAGTAAATATAGTTCATCTCAACCATAGGCTAGATAAACTAGTAAATACTGACAAAGAGTGAGTAAAATGAGAACATTATTTTGTGGTTTTGGCGTTAACCTGGATAGCGCTTATAATGTGTGTCCAGTGAATGACAATAATAATAATAATAATGATAATAATAATAAACAGCAATTGCTACATTCCGAACCAGATGACTGGAAATGTCGTCTGGACCTTGATGAAATTTTAGCAGACTTGTCTAATCAGGCTGACGCTTGTAAGGCAATTGGGGCGCACTCGTTGAGTGAGTATTTCAGTGCACTCTTCATTGAGCTCGGGGCTCTAGCACAATTTCGCAATAATCGAGCATCTTTAGATGACCTCGTTAGAGCGCATTGTTCTATCAAACCGATCAACTCGGTGAAGGATTCTATTGCCGTAGCTGAGAGTATTTACATCGAAACCATCAATCCACTTTTCGTCCCAATACGTCTAGTGAGATACCTATGATTCGTGAATTCTTTAAGACAAAGCAAAATAGGATTATGCACATCAGTCAATGCGACTGGGTTACAGGAGAAACTAACAACATGTTAGATCATGCCGTAGTTGAGCTTTTATGCAAACAACACAATATGGAAATCATCAAATACTCAGCCGTCGCTGAAGATGAGACTACATGTCTTGAGAACTGCTCGTGGAGGATCACGATTAGTAAGAAGATGGATAGATACAGTGCGGTGATCAATCGCTATGGATCTGAAGATCGAGTCTATACAGGGGGCGCTGGCTTGAAAGACTTCGTGCGTAACCTCAAAGGTGAGATCAAGAAGTTGAACATCGTCGGGGTACCCTCATGACAATCTTTACCATCTCAGAAGTCGATAAGACTATTGATAGGGAGAAGTTGTATAGCCGTGTAATGCCTAAGACAGAGAATGCTATCCTATTCTACAAAAGTAGTTCAGGTTTAATTCATGACGACATTAAGTGTCTGACCGAGAAAGGAATTCTCTATAAACACTTGCTTTGGACGCGCTTGGAGGAACAAAACTTCGACGCAAAGAAGGTCGGCGATAGTACCTTTCGACGCATCTTATCAGTACCAGGTACACACCCTCCAAAAGTATGTGCTGTTGACCCTACCACGGGCGAGTCGGTTATAGTTAATGACAATCCTTGTGATGATTGGGCCAGATTAGCATATCGTCTGACCAAGATACTATTTGCTGGTACAGTGGCGAAGAGTGCCAAAATCAATATGAAGTCCTACCCTGGTTATTCAATCGCGAAGGAATTCGCGGATGATCCGTACTCTAGTGCAGCGAAGATGCATGCAGTGGATCTCTTAGCAGGCGGTTTCATGTGTGATAATTTGGTGATGGCTCAGGGCTCAAGGCGACAACCAGAAATCCTATCGAAAGCTCGGATCTATTCAAGTGGTCCTGGCCAAATCGGCGAAATGGACAACTCATTCGTCAATTGGTTGGATCGGCATCATTATCCTGATGTCGAGCGCGTTGATAAGAAAATTCTACAGGAATTTTCGACTATGCGACACCGGACCATATTTATGGGCGATCTTGTAGTTAATCTAGCTGGCAATGTCTTGCTGCAGCCTAGACGTGAGTACATGTACAATGAGTACAGTTATACGTTTAAGCACTTAACACCAGATCACGTTTCGGCGAAACTGAAAACATCCGCAGTTGGTATGGACGCGAGTAATTGGGATCAAACTATCCCAGAAAGCGTCATCAACGCAATGTTCGACGCCTTGTGCGATCTCATGCCGCATTCAGCGTGGGTATTCAATTGCTGTCGTGATATAATCATGGCTGGCCTAGATCATGAGGGCGGAATCTCCGTATTCAAGATCAATAAGCTATTCAATATGAGTGGCTGGTATCCTGTATCCGATTGGGCGAAGATTGCGATGGTATCATTGTTGATGCTGTTGAAAGGTGTTAACTCAGAGACAACAGACGATGAGATCATTAGCATCTTAAAGGGTTCCCATTCGTGGGCGTTGATCAATCAAGGTGACGATGTGATGTATACATCCACTGAAGATTATTCATCCGCACTTAAGGAGTGTGAACGTATTGCTGAAGCTTGTAACGATTTGGGCGTGAAGATGGGATTAGAAGAGGTTCTTACGTTCCTCGGAATTTCCTATTTCTACGAGGGCGGTCAATGGCACCATATGCCAAAGATCGTATCTGCTGTAGTAAACTGGGTGAGTCCAGAGCACGGATTACAGTCTTCATTTCGTAAGTATGCAGCAATAGGGTGGTCTGCA